GCCTCAAACGCAGAATAGAGACGCTCTACAAAATTGCTGTCAGGTGGGTTGAAAGATACTTCAAACTTTCCATTTAATGAATAGGCAACGAGTCCGCTATCAAAATTCAATTCTTTCATGTGTTAGACCCCTACTTCTTCCGTTGTAAATGTGACTGTTCCGCCGCTAATAGATGCTGTTCCAACAGTCCGTGTTCCTCCATAGGTCACATCAAGAGGCATTCCGATGGTGCCGCCCCCTTCTCCTCCAAGCCCACTAGGAAGAATGGAACAGGAAGAATACCGCTCCGCAAACACCGCCGTGTTGGCTGTTCCTGCATACAGATGAACTATCAGCATATCTTGGTTCATCAAAGCATTGACATTCTGATCTTTGATAGCCAAATTCCAAATCTTCTTCTGTGCCGCATCGTCTGCATCCAGTTCACACGGATCAAATGTCTGAGTAATTGTAGGCTTCTTTCCATTTGTGTAAGTATTTCCGAAAATATCCACTTTTGTTTCGGTTTGCCAGTCGTATTCAGAGGAGCTGTCCTCCACTCGCTTGCCGATTGGAGACCACTTAGGTGTCTCATTTTCCCCTGTGTTTAGATAAGCAATCAACATTTCTCGGCCCACGGTCTGGCCGGGCGTGGTGTTAAATGTTAAATCAGAATTAGGCATTTTGCTTCTCCTTTCACACGCCGACCTCATAGGTCAGCTTCATTAAAATCTGGTAATCCTCAATGCCCCCCTCATAGGAGGCGAATTTGGAAGATTGGGTTGTCGGCTCTACCTTCAGCGCACGAACCCCATCTCCAAGGTCGGGCAGGTTCTTCCTGGCCCAGTCCCCGAAGTGGTTCAGTAGCTCGTCTGCTTCCAATCTCCGGTCGTTGCTGTTTCCAGGCTTGATGCGGTAGATCAGTTTGAATTGATACTCCGCCTGGTATCCGCCCAAAATGTACTGCTTGGTAATATAGGTCCCCTGGATGGTGGACAGGGCCATGGCTGTCTCTTCCCCGATTGCGGTGTCCAGCGATTCGTACTTGATCATCGTGACCGGCTTTTCAGGAAAGGTGTTCACCCACACGTTCATGGAGCGGGAGATTTTGTCTACCTCTTCCGCCGTCGCCAGCATCCGCGGCTTTTCCCGTTTTTCAGAGATCATGTTTCACCGCCTTGTCCGCCACACGGACCCATTTCTCCAGATTTTCGGCCTTGCTGGCCTCGAACCAGTGGGATTGTGCCTGTCCGTGCATGGCCTTGTTGAATACCAGGTTCTTGTCTGTTAGCACCTTTGTACTACCTTTCTGCGCGTAGCTACTGCCGGTAGCGGGGTCCACCATCAGCTTCCCAAAATACAGATATCGGGCGTATGGGCCCGGATAGATGATTTCGCCCCCATCGACGCGCGTCCGCTTGTCCAGGCTGCCTGTCAGCGCCGGAACATATGGCGATGTATCCTTGCGGACCTGCATTGCCACTATGTGGGCTGCTTTATCGCTTGCAGATGAAACTTTTTCGCGCAGTGAATCCAGGCCGGACGTATGCACATTGAATTTCAACATCAGGCTCCACCTACTTCCCAGTGGGACATCTCCCCCCCGAAGTCCTTGAAGTCAACCGTTTTCACGTCATAGACGTAGTCATAGGCGGCTGATATCTTCTGGCTACTCCAGTCCGGGTGGATGGCCTTCCCCTTGACAAAAAAGGTGTTCTGCCCGGGAGATAGGGTCCACATCCCGTCCCGGCTCTCGCCGTTCCAAAACTCCACGGGTCCAACGTAACGCTTCTTCTCGCCGGTCACACCGTCAGTGGCGGATGCGTTGGTCGGTATGTAGAGTGTTACAGCATCGGCGTCCACAAGTCCGCTCTCGTTGACGTTTTTCCCCTTCACCGCATCCAGAAGAACGCCTTCCAGCACTGTGATATGGTTGACCGTCGTTTCCTTCATAGTGGCCGGGTCAATCTCCACCGACACGTTATAGAGCGTCACAGTATGGGGGAACACAGACGCACCCCCTTCCCCGGTAGAGCAGGCCGGTCCCGGCCAGGTACATATTCGCCGCTTCCGCCAGGCCAGCTTTTACGGAGGTGGCGGAGGCGGCCGCCTGTGCCGCACTCTCGCCTCCGCTCTGGTAAGTCTTAGACCAGCTTCCCACAGTCTGGCTCTTAAGTTCTCCGCCATCCTGGGACAGTGCAGCAGACAAAGACTTCTGCGCCAGTGCCTGGGCCGTGTCGATGGCCTGATACTGTTCAGCGACAGCGCAGCAAGCCATCTTCACGGCATCCAGATCCTTGTTTTGAGCTGCCCGTCCCTGTGTATAGTAGTCCAAAAACGAACTTGCACGCAGAGACAGGCGTGGGAAATCGGATGCCATAATGGCTGTCCCAAGGTATGTGGTTGTGTAATACCCATAGTCTACATAAGCCATTATAGAGCCTCCTTTTAGACCGATTTTGTGATGGTGACGGTATAAACCTTCTGGGCTACCCCGTTTTTCACAGTGATGGTCAGGGTGTTAGCCCCCTCCGTCCAAGTTGCCGCCGTGCCGTTGTCAACAGGGCTCTCTCCGTTAAGGATGGTCACAGTTGCATCCTCGTCCTCTGGTGTGGCCGTTACAGTGTTTGTTGCGTTGGTCGTTGTGGCTGTGTACTCCGTCGTATCTGGGTCAAACGTCGGAGTGAGTGTTAGCGCGCCAATCGTCAGCCCCGAGAGGCGCGCGCTTAACCCCCCGCCGGTGCGTAAACAGCAAAAGGGAAAGCATTTTCCAGGCCCACGTTATATGCATTGATGGGATTGGGGATCTCCCAGCCTAGCCTCATAACGGCGCGGAGGGCCACCATGTCGTTCTGCATCAGGTTATACAGGATATTCCCGGTAGTGGGGTCCTGCACCACGCCGCTGTCAAAAATCTTGAAGGTCATATCCTGCCGAATGGCGTAGACCAGCTGGCTCCAATCGCCTACGATGGCAAGGGATTCCTCCGGATCGTAAGCGCCGTTTACAGGGAAATACATACTCATGCCGTCCAGTGCGTAGCGGGTATCACCCTGCATGTCGGTCTTGAAGATGGGCTGTCCATTCTTGTCAACCAGGCCGCGCAACTTGGCACGCATCTGGATGGCGGCCATTACACCATTGGGGATGTAACCGCTCTCTTCTACCTTGGCGATCACGCCGCCCTCGCCCATGATGTCCTTGAAAATATCGCTGGTAGCAGTCACAACAGCGTTTGCAGTGGTAGCAGAAGGGACCAAGCCATCACGCCAGGAGGTGGGCTTGTCCGTTCCATACAGAATAGCGGCGTCGATGACCTTGCCGAATGCTTCCTGGAGACGGGGGCGTACTTCACCCCAGATGTCGTAGTCGCTGTCATCCAGCACCGCCTCAGGGATTGGCACGATAACTGCAATCTCCTCGGCGTAGATCTTTTTCTTGTCCCATGCCATGTTGGTGGTCTTTTTGAGGGATGCCTTGGAGTCAGACGCTCCAGTCGTAGCCTCGCCGTTCACAAAGTAGGCGGTGGGCAGTGCGTCCAGCACGTTAAGGGTCTGAGTCTTACTGGTCATGTTTGGCAGCCGTCTGGCCATTCGCAGCACGGCGGACTCCGTTACGGCTCCCTGGATAATCTCACGGGTCACGGGTTCAGGAATAAGCCCGGAAAGTTTACTTCTATCAATAATATCAACAGCCATTTAGGTTCTCCTTTCATTTCAGTGCGCCCCGAATCAGGGCATTCATCAGGTCGTTTTCTCCTGTTTTGGAGCTTCCGCCACCCACAGGAGCGGTCCAGTCAAAAGTGGTCTTTTTGCGGTCAGCGGTCAGCGCGTCCACAGCCTGCTCAAAGGTGGTCTTATCGTTCACCATCTTCCCTGCCTTGAAAGCGATAAACTCCGCCTCCTCGCCGGTCAGGCCCTTTTGGGCCAGATACAGGTCCCGCTTCAGCTGGTCCCGCTCCGCCTCTGCGGCGGTAAGCCTTCCGGCCAGCGTATCCCGCTCTCCGGTCAGCTTATCCCAGCGTTCTTTCTCACCAGCCTGACCTTCCTTCCATGTACGGAAAGCGGTCATTTCTTCCTCGCTGGGCATGCCCTTCATGGCTTTTGCAAGCCGTTTGCCAATCAAGGTGTCAACCTCCGCCTGAGTGAAGGTTTTCTCAGGGGCGGGCTCCGGCGCAGGGGCCGGGGTAGGGTTATTGATAGGTTCGCTCATAAATACCTCCGTTTTTTGTCAGGGCCGTCGCCCTGCGGTTTTACGCCTCTCGGCAAAATAGAAAGAGCCATCAAACCGTTACAGTTCGTAACCGGTTCAATGGCTCTTGGCTCACAGGCTCTTGGCTCTATGCAATATTCACTTCGATATCGTGCTTACATGCTTTGCATCGGAATGGCATGTTTTGTACCTTCGTATCTGGCCGGATTGGAAAAAGTGCTTTCCCGCAGTGCGGGCAGCAGTACCACATTCTTCCGTTGATCTTTTTTGTCATTCGCTTCCCCCGACAATTTCGATGCGGTTAATCTCATCTTCCGTAAATCCGATTAGCAAACCGTTTTCATTCTCTACGTCGAACTCCAGAAACTCATTTCCATCATCGTCGAAGTCGTAATCATACCCATAGAGCTCCCCCATCGTTATGCGCCCGCTCGTGGAATAAACTTTAATTATTTTCCCAAAATAGATCTCTGGATTTTCAATTATCATTTTTTCCACCTCCCCGAAAATGGGACACCATGAGTGCCGCTTTTACTGTAGTGGATTTTGATGCTTCTTGCAATCATTATATCACCATTTCTGTTGATCGTATAGCCAATTTCTTTTCCAGCATCAATAATTTCTGTGTTTTTCCACTTTTTAAAATCATCTGTAAGATTGATTTTCCCGCTACCTGCCTTTGCGTTTATGATGGCTTGTAACTCCTCCATAGAAACCGTTATTACACTTCTACCCGGTATAGCCATACCAGCCATATGCCGCGCTTGTTTCTCTGGATTGATTTCCAACGGATACCCACCGCTTTGGATTGCCTGCCTGATCGGTGCTTCCGCATCGCGCTGTATTTTGAGGGCTGAAGCCATTTGCTCAGATGCCACATCGGTATAGGTAACTTTCATCCGCTCCCGCTGCAACGGCAGCCCCGCCGCCTCGCTGAACGACTTATATTCTGCGTTTAGCCGCCGAATGCGGGCTGTCACCGATTGAGCGTCCTCTTCCAGCCCTGCGGCCTTGTATGCGGTCTGTTCCCGCTTTAGCTTTCGAACGGTTCGTTCTATCTTTCTCTGCTGCTGAGTGGCCTCATAGGCCGTGTAATGCTTGCCCTGATAAGTCACGTCGTGGCCGTCATCAATGTGGGCAAGCTGCTCGTCTGTGTAAGTGCGCTCAGACACACCCTCCACCCACACATGGCGGATATGCCGACAGTTTGCGCCCTCCAGTCCATCCACCAATCCAAGCCCGCAGACCTCGTAGATGTTCGGATAGATGTCTCCGGTTCTGACAGAGTACACACGGCCTTGCCAGCTTTTGTGGTTTTTCCACAACACACCGGTGTCCCGCGCCCCAATGTGAGCCGACACCTCGTAGTATGGAGTTTCCAGGTACTCTGCGCTCTGCTCCGTGTACTTTGCGCACAGCTGAGATACACCTGCCATGACCGCCCGACGGGCCGCCACGTCAATATGGTCACGGTGGCCGCTCTCATAGTCCACCATGCGGAGGCCACTGTCTGCAAGCTGCTTGACGGCGCTTTTGATGGCCTGGTTGTAAGAGACAGCCCCGCTCATGACCTGCATCTCCGCGCTGTCCAGCGCCCACTGATAGGCTTTTGCCGGTGCTAACATCGTCCGCCCATTGTCCACCAAAAAGCCCATGGATCGGGTCAGGTTTTGCAGTTCTTTCCGGGTCTGCTCATAGATGGCCCAGGTATCCTCTACGCTCACCATCGTCTCTGGCTTGGTCACGCCTGCCAGATCAATGAGGTCGGTATAATATCGCTGGTTCCGCTCCACCACCTCGTCCAACAGCTTGTCCAGCTGCTTCCGTGAGAGATTGGAGGTTCGCTGGATGGCTTTCTCAATATCGCCCAGGTCGATACCGTGGGAGCGTAGCGCTCGGATATCCTGTACCGCCACTTCGTTCAGCTCACCGGCGATTTTCAGGCGGGAACAAATTTCATCCAGAAGTTTCAGTTCAAGGGAGCGGTACAGCTCCGCCAGCTCTTCCGGGAGGGAGTCTAATAGTTCTGGAGTGAAGGGATATTTCATTCAATCTCCTCTTCCTCCTCGTCCGTCATATCCTCCATCTTGGGGAGCATCTTCTTTGCTGTGGCCTCGTCCTCGTTATACCACTTCATGCGGTATTCCCACGGATTCATGATGCCCGCCGCAAGGTCTTGGCGGTCGTTGTTCCGTTCAGTCGTCTTGTCCTCGATGATGGAATCATCGAAGTCAATGGTGACCTCTGCATCCTCATTCAGCCCCGCCCCCATTGCCGTGTTGCCGAGGTGGAGAATGATCCGGCACAGCTCCTTGATGGCGCTCTCCAAGATAATTTCGTGCTTCTTGATGGTGCGGAACATGGTGGAATTCTCGCTGATGACCTGGGTGGCGGTGGTGATGTTCCCGCCGTCAAATCGGTAGTAGGTCTCGCCAAATCCGCACTTGCTGGACAGCAGATTAAGCTGGGTCTGCACTCCCTGAGTGTGTTCCGACGTTCGGAGTTTCATATCAATGGGCTGGATGGCGGCTCCGCTCTCGATATCCTCCGGCAACACATAATAGGCAAGATCATCAGGGTCAAAGACAGGCTCACCATCCAAATACTGCTGGGCGGACGGCTTGACCATCACCCGTTTTTTCCCAAGTACAAACTCATTGACGTAGCTGTCAAAGGCAATATCCACGCCCTTCATGCTGTCGATAGCGTTGGCGTAGACCGAAATCCCGAGTGGGATGGAGTAATCGAAGTTGTTGGCGATATTGGGCCGGTCAATGACGAATTGCCGCCGGTTACTTCCGGTGTGAACCACGGGCGGCACCCTCTCAAATCCCTGCACCGATGCCATCGGCACCTCAGCATCCACGTTCTGGTTGCGGTATGTATACAGCCGGTTCTCAATGTCATACAGGCCGTTGACCTTCCTGTGGATTTGCAGGTAGCAGTAATCGTCCCCATTGACATTGACGATATTGTCAAAGGCACACTCGGTAATAATGCCGTTCTGCCAGGCCAGGGGCCAGATATGCTCCACCGTCACATAGTCGATGATGATATCTGTGGCGCTTCCGGGAACGGGCCCCGCCTCGGTGAACCCCATGCCAACCACGCGGGGGATAAAAGCCACCGTGCCAAGAGCGAAGGCCATTTCCTGCATCTCGTTTGAGCGCACCCGGAAATTGTTCTCTTCCAGCACCCGGTCAATAAACTCCTGCTCTTTCGTTCCGTCCAGGGTAATTTCAACCCGCTCATTCATCAGGAGATTTGCCCAGTCCTCCGGGATCTTCTTCCCCATGTTGAGCGTGTACCGCTTGCACCGCACAATCCCGGCCCCATTGCGCACCCGGTAACGATGAAATCCCTTCACGTCGCCCTCATACCAGGACTTCCACTCCTGGACCTTACCGTAAAATCCCTCGTTGATGGTGGCAAAGCCCAATGATTTCAGTTTGTCTATGATGGTCATGCTATCACTCCCATGCGCCTGAATACCCGCTCCAGGGCGTACCGTGTTGCATCTATGGCGTGGTTATTTGCATCGGGGTATCCGCTGATGATCTCTCCGTCCTTGTCCCGCTCATACTCGTAACTCACAAATTCACGCGCCGCATTTGGCGTTCTTCTGCGGTCTATAACGATCTTCCGCCGCTGGAGCCATTTCATTCCGTACTCCACGCTCCCAGGCCCCTTGATGGCCTCCTTTGCAGGCAGGCCCATGGCCCGGTAGTCCGCCGCCGACTTCGGCTCAGCACTGTCGCAGGTGATATAGGCGTCGGTGTACCCCTTCTCCTTTATCTTCTGCCCGCTGGCGTCGTTGGTCAGCTTGTTCTCATAAATTTCATCCACCAAATATATCGTCTCACGCGCTCTGTCGTAGTGGACCCGGACAAACGCAAATGGGTCAGGGAACCATCCCCAGTCTACGCCCTGGTAGATATGGTCAAAGGACGCCACTTCCGCGTCCGTGATGTCCCGCAGTTCCAGATTGTCGAACACATTCCCCCCAGTGCCCACCGGGATGCCGAGGTACTCGTGCTGATAGGCCCGCTCATCCACCGCTCTCAGGTGCTCGGCTTCCGCCAGAAACTGCGCTCCCAGCCACTCTGGCGGAGCCTCAAGGTATGTACTCTTGTGGCACAGCCTGTCCACCCGCTCCTCCAAACTGTCCTTGTTGGCCCAGTTATCCCGGCTGATTGGTGGATTGTAGCTCTCAAAATTCCAGAACTTCGACCCACCTCTCATGGTAGATTGCAGTATAGTTCGGATCTCAGCCCGACCAGCGAACTGATCTTTCTCCTCAAAATGGGTAACGGCGATATAGCCAAAGGGAACCTTGATAGACTTGATTTTCATGGGATCATCCGCACCCCGGAACATAATTTTCTGGCCGGTTGGCCTATAAATCAGTTCCATAGGCTGCACCTTTGCATCCCAGTATGCTGCCATTCCAAGCTCTCCAATGCCCCAGAGATATTGTGCGTATACACTGTCTCGAATCGTATTAGCTACCTTTCGGAGCACAAGGGCGTGAGTCCCTGGGTTGTTTATCAGCAGCAACGGAACTAGTAAGGACACACAGGAGGATTTCAGTGAGCCTCGGCCACCGGACAGGTCGTAGTGTGTATGTCCGTGCTGAAATACATCACGGGCCAGCAAATGAAATGCGGGGCCAAGTACAGTAGATAAGCGCACCTCAGACATCTATGACCACCTTGACTTCCATATCCTCACTTGTTTTTTCGATGGGCTTGTCCCTCCACCTGTCCGGTCTTCGGTTCTTCAGCCAAAAAATCTGTGCTGTGGTGTTACCATCCAATGCAGATGCCAACAAAGCGTTTTCAACCTGGTAGTCAACGACTTCTTTTCCTTTTTTTAGGGCCTCACAAATCTCACTATGAGCATTTTTCCACTCATATAATGTTTTTGCAGTAATCCCCATATTGTGGGCGATCTGTTCAACTGTCAGCCCGTCTCGTGCCCATCCTTCAAGCAGCAGAAGCCCATCCGGCTCCAGCCACCGTTGATATTTGCCTTTCGCCACAATGGGCTCACCACCTTTCGGTCCCGTCCCCGTCTCGTGCAACAGGGCGCGGTATATATACCCCTTTTGGGGTATGCTGCGGGTTTGGTCAGGCTTTCCGCGGGCCTCAGGCCCAGTTCAAGAGTGATGGGCCCAATCTCTGGCGCTTTATTCTGGTGCAGACGTAAGCGTTCCCAAGCCCTGCACCGCCACAGCACTAAAGCGGCTGTGTCGCCTGTTTGAGCGGGTGAGGATCTGCACCTCACATGACCTAATCAGTCGAGACGAGCGCAAGCGCCCGTATGGTCTTACTCGGTAAGCGTCTACTCTTGCCCGCCCCGCGCAGGGGGCATTTATGGGATTTACCACCCGCTGTAGGGTGTCTATTCCGCCACCGCTCAATGGTACAGCGTCCGGTGCCACTGCCGAGTATCTAAATCGTTTCTCTGGGCAATCACTTACCCCTGGCATACTCCGGCACGCTGTTGGTGCCACCGCCCGCCTCATGCGGCGAGGAGAGGCATATTGTGCAAATGTGAGAATCAAAAGTCACATTTTTGTTTGTTTCGTCAATTGAAAATGCGAATTAAAAGGCATATAATAATACTATCAAGATGGAAAATCCAAGGAGGTAAATGATATGAAGACAATTTATGATGGAAACGGATACTGGATTGAGCAGGACGAGGATGGCTGCGTTTATTTTAGCGATGAACAAACCTATCGAGCAGAACTGGCTCATTCTCTCAATGATTACAGCTATATCAAATACGACGAGAACAAGGGCTGGTGCTATAAAAACGGGCGTGAGCTCCCTTGGAAGGAGTAAATATGACAGGGCCGGAATTTAAATCCATCAGAAAATCCGCCGGTCTGACCCAGCAGGCTCTTGGAGATATGGCCGGAACCAGCCGACGGTCTATTGCGAAATATGAGTCCGGAGAGATCGACCTCGGTCAGATCGAGGTTAAAACAGCCATCAGATTGGCCAATGCATTAAATATTCCAGTTGAACGATTTGGAGATTCCGCCCCCTAGTGGGGCGGTTTTTATTTGCACTTCCCGATTATATTTTCACGCATTTTTGCTTTCCGTCTTTGTATGGAGCCGAGAGGCGGGCACCTCACTCTTTCCCAGTGCCTAGGCGCTCTCAGCAAAAGGAGAAAGAGATAGGGAGCACAGGGTATGCCCCCATGCTCCCATTGTCGCATAATATAAAGTTTCTCCTCCCACTTTTGTGGGCGGTTATCTTCTTTGTTTTGAGATGATTAAAGATTAAATCCTGTGTACAAACGGGAAATTTGTTCTCCCCAACAAATAGTCTGTGCTGACCCCATAATAGTCTGCAATCTTGTATAAGGCATCCATAGATGGTTCCACTTCTCCTCGCTCGTACCTCCTCAACATATCAGGATGAAGCCCCATCAGTTGCGATGTAACTGTCATGCTCCTTACTGGCCGCATAGACTCTCTCATCCTCCTCAGCCTCTCCGGGAACTCGTTCAAGGGCTGTCCCTCCAATGCGTGGGAGTATAGTACACATACATTGATCCATCTGGCAGATACCAAAGGTTTCCGCGGCGTTTTAGTTCCTGCTCGTTTCGGATGTACTTCCCGTCATCAATCCGGGTTTCAACTATTTTATTTTCCGGCGGTAATTTCTCCGCTACGCTGATCCACTCATTCACGCTGTCCGCCCTCCTTCATGAACCCCGTAAAATAAGCAAGCCCACCACTTCCATCAGCGCATTTGTGTGGGATATTCATAGGTGCTGTGTGGAGCGCCGGATTACCTGCAAACAGTTGATTTTGAATCACCTTCCAAAGCAGTTCTGGCAGTTTATTGTATGGGACTTCTTTGGGCTCTCCGTATCGAATCAGCTTCCCACACAAAGCGCATTTATAGATAGCTGAATATTTCATTGTCCGCCCTCCCCGTCCATCAGGTCAATAATATACGTCTCTAAAGCAGACTTCACGGAAAAGCTCTTTGCGAATAGCCTCTTCTTTCCCTGCTGGCGGAAAATTGTAACCGATATTCCAACCGTATCATCAGGGACTTGGATCTTGTACTCTTTCATTGTCCGCCCTCCATCCCCATAAACTTCCGGCACATGGCCGCAACCTGGATGGACTCGCAGGCAAGTCGGACTGCGGCGTTTTGTAGTTCTTTTGGCTCTGTCGGAACGTTGCACTTTGTTTGCCTCCATAAGCAATTCAGGCAATATTGCATGGCATCAAATTCGCCCTCGCACTCTTCCACTTCTTCCAGAATCACCGCATACCCCTCATGCGCCGAGTGGAACTGCGGGAACCGCTCGTTGGCGGCGGCAAGCTCCTTGTCCACCAGGGCGCGGACGTCGTTTTCGATAGCGTTCATTCTTTCACCTTCTCTCTCAGCCTATTCAGATAAAACAGCGCTTTGTCCAGGTCCTGTGCTTGATTCCCTTTGAGCGGAGACCTCCAGATATACTTGACCGCCTGCCATGCCAGACCGGCCTGCACTGTGTCCTGGTATCCCATGACCATGCTCTCTAGCGCGTCTATGCACTCGACAGAACCGGCGTTGTAGTGGGGCGGGTGTTGGACCATGTCTGGCCGATCTCCAAAAACGCTGACCAAATATTCGTCTGGCACTGCAAAATTTTCTTCGCTCATTCCGCACCTCCGATGATCTCGTCAAGCTTAACGCAATTGCATTCACTAAGAGTTGGGAACAAGTTGTGGGGCAATATCCCTTCCGCACTGTCTCCGTCCCTCCACCAAAGAGCGCCACCTTTGTTTCGCCCGATTACAATGCTTTCACTCCTCCGTAGATCATAAAGCACCTTCGCCAACTCCACCTCCTGCTCCGTCCAGCGGGGCTTGCGGATGATGCGGTCTGGGTGGTCAAGCGTTTGCAATAATTCCTTTGTAGACCCGGAAATATTTGATGGACGGGTCGAAAAAGTTCCGTCATCCATAATTCGAAACGTAACGTGTCCAGGATAAAAGCCCCTAATGAAAAATTCTTCTTCTGGAACAACTCCCAATATCTCGCAAATTCTCGGCTTGTCCATGTTGGCCTCCTTAATGGCCGAAAAATGGTTTTTCTCCATTTCTTTATCCATTTCTCCCTCATTTAATTGCGGCTCCCACATTTCCTCCACCACCTCATAGCCCATCAGGCGTGCGGCTTTGTGGGGATGATTGAGTATCCACGCCTGACATGACTGGTTATCGTGTTTGAGAACGTCCGCTATTATCGGACAGTTATCACACCCGCTTTTGCAAAGTACAGGAATAATATCCCGGTATCTAAGCACTTCCCCCGTCTCAGGGTTCCGAAACTTCATGCTCGTCCTCCTTGTCCATGCGAGCGCCGCACCACGGGCAGAAAGTAGCGCCCTTGTCTCCATCGTCGCTGTACTCTTTGCACTCCGAACAATACGGGATTTTTCCAGGTTCAAAAATCCATCTTCCGTGCCGCACCTCCGCAACGTCGGCGGCGGGGATAGACGTAATATCCTTGACAATATGTAGTCGCTCATCTACTCCATGGTAATATTCCTCCAGGACTTTCAGAACGGCCGCCCTCTCGATGTACTCCTTCATTCAAAATTCTCCCCTATATAGGCAATAATTTCAGCCAACATTGTCATAAGTTCTACCTTGGAGATATTATTTTGACTCTGGTGGTAACAAATATCTTCATAAATTGATTGTTTTGGACAATCTCCAAATGTACTCATTCTAGCTCCCTCCGTAGTGCGGCCTCTGCTGGGCACATACAACATGGTTTCCCATCACCACTTGACGGAGGATTGAATCTGCAAAATGTACACGGTGAAATGCCCTCCTTGTCCGCCTGGGCCAGTTCGCGGAGGCGGTCAGGCGTAACGCCCAGAAGCTGGCCTGTCAGTTTTAGCAGTGCGTCCTCGGTGAATGTTCTCTTGAAGTCTTCCGGCTCTAGCCCCGTGTCCTCGTAGGCGGCGAGGCGGTCAACGATTTTGTCTAAGATGCCGCAGTCTCCACAATTAAACGTTTCGCAATTCCCACTACAGATGAGATAATAGCCGTTCCCATCGTAGTGCTTTTCCGTGTATCGTTCCATGTCAGTCCTCCTCGTGCCAATTTTGTAATGCATGTTTTAGGGTCTCATTCTCCCGCTTCATCTGATCCAGTTCGGCCTGCGTAGCATGGCAAACCGCTTTTTCTTTCTGATACATTTCCCGCAACCTCTCGTTTTCGTCCCAGAGCGTGGAGAGGGCGTGGGCGGCATCTTCTAAAAGGGGGGCGTCCGGGTCCTCAAGATCCTGCCATGATGGGGATCTAAGGCTGACAATCAGCTTCTCAATGTCCATCAGGTGTCCTCCTCTCCCTCCGGCTCATCCAGCGGCTCATAAAACGCGCAATGAGCCATGTTCCCCTCCCCGGCAACGGCACAAATATCTCCATCCATGTCAAACACCCGGGAGATCTTCACATATTTCAGACTGCACCCAAAGCACGGGCTTCCATCCTTGTTCCGCCACTTCCGCAGAGGGCGCTTAGAGCGGTGTTTGCAGATCATAGAGCATATCAGGTCAGCCATAGCAATGCTCCTCTCCCTCCGGCGGGCGGCGGTAAAATTTTGCCCCTAAAGTTTCTACGGCGGATTCATAACTTGACCATCCGCAACCATAAATCAGCGATACAGCACCCCATCTTTGCGTCCCAACTAATGCCCAATGACCGCATTGATTCCCAGTGTCTGAGGGGAAAGTCATGTAAACTGGCTCCCCATCCATCTCCCGCAGCTGCTCCAGCGTTAATGCTCTATTATCAGACATATCGAAACACCATCCCTCCAGTATGTTTATATCTTCCTCTGCACACTTTTGCGATTGAGGTGTCAAGTAATCCCAATTTTCTTGCGGCAAACGATGCTGACGGATAAACCTCTCCGTTTGTTATGCAGTATACTTTTTTAATCCCAAAATACGGAATATCAAGACCCGTATAAACCGCATGAAGTTTATTGCCCTTTGAGGTCACCCATTCAAGATTGTCTGCACTGTTGTTGTGCTTGTTTCCGTCAATGTGATTGACAAAATTGCACCCTTCTTTTCTTTGGATAAAGTGTTCTGCGACTAACCTATGTACTGGGATCGCTTTTGCCTTGTTATCTTTTGAAAGCGATACCCGATAATAGTCACAGTTCTTATACTTAGAAGCCTTTGAAGGAGTTAATATTTTCCCGTTATTTCGTTTTTCATATCCAGAATTATAGTGAACCATTCTTGGAAGAGAGTGAACTCTTCCTTTATTGCTGACCTCATACAGCCCTTCATATCCCACGATTGGCTTCCAAATCTCACCGTTCACTATTTTCATCTCCTTTTCTCGTCAGCGGATCGTTCGGCGGGGTGAGGGTGGGATCTCCCTCCAATGCAGAAATCAGCATATCAATAATTTGAGCCGCTTGATGATATGTGTCAGTGTCCCTCCATGCGTCAGCGGCTTTCTTTGCCAGCCGAATAGTTTCATTGTTCCGGTCCATCTTTCAGCTCCCCCAATCTCTCCATCACCATCTCCACTACTTTGTGAAATACGGACATTTCTCCCATCCTCCCGCCTCTGCATACTTACAGGATTCAGCTATACATCGTTTCCCCTGATAGTCAGGGTGTCCACACGCTTTCGGCCAATCAGGGTAAAATACACTGTTTAGCCCAAGAAGGGTAGAGAGGTCAGGGCCACAGAACTCCGGCATAGTCCGTCGCTTAAAATGGTCCCGTACCTCTGCTGGAATGTCCTCAAACTTTGGAAATTCCTCAACCAGCCCAGTATCAGTATGCTTTAATGTGTATGCGGTTTTTGTCCCGTTGGTAAAATATCTGCAATCAATGCTCATTTGTCATTTCCTCCATATTGTTAATTTTCTCCATCACCATCTCCACGGCCTCGTCCGTCATGGGTGCGCCGCACCATGCGCAGAAAGGTGTTTCTACATCAGGGGTTCTCCCGCATTTTGTACATCGGCACTGTATATTTCCAGCTCCCAAAGGCGGTAAATAGTGTTTCCACACACCCCTCCAGACCTTCTCCACCTTCTCCCGGCTGATTTTCCCCATATATCTACAAATCCTCCATTCTGTGTAGTATTATTTAACTGCGTGGAAAGTGAGGTGATTTCATGGTCATGCATCCAGTTTCCTCAACGGACATAGCCAGTATCGGATATGAAAATGGGACTCTCTACATCTCATTTCATAAGGGTGGCACCTACGCCTATTTCGGTGTCCCGCAGTCTGTATATGCTGGGCTCATGTCCGCAGGGTCCCACGGAAAATACTTCCACGCATTTATCAAGGGTAGGTATGGATATTCCAAGGTCTAATCTATAACTACCAGCACCACCGCAGGGCCGTTTACTGAGACTGTCACATCTTGGTACGGCTCTGCGATGTGTGTTTCTACGCCCTCACGCTTTCTTAGTTCGTCTACCAGATCGCAAGTTTTAAACTCAGATAGCTGCTCCCGGCTGACGGGGCGGAGGGCGGCAATAGCCATATTCAACGCACCTAAATCCTGCACAGGCACAAAATATTGAGTATGGTTTTCAAGGGTTTCAACCGCTTCTTCCCGTGTCATTTCATCCCCTCCAGCATCTCCATCTCCTCCGCGCTCAGGATCGGCGCGCGGGTGTTCCAGGCGAGGCGGGCCTTTTTCTTGGTTCCATAATCAGCAGTTTTACAATAGCAGTCCTCGCAAAAAACGTACTTATAAGTTCTTTGATATGAAGACCGCCCAAATAAACAGGCAGATTCCCGTTCAGAAATATTGTTCCCCCCGCAGAACGGACACGCCACCAGCACCCCCGCATCCGTCAGCCGCCTGGCGGCCTCGTGGTCGCCCAGGAGGGCAGCCCGAACGTCCTCGATCATGCTGTTTTCTCCTTTCGTTTTCTACGCTGATTCAAAAGCTCGAACCGATATCCTCTGGGGTCTAGCACACCATGGTATAGCCTCCTGTCCATAGCAGAGATAGACAAGCTGTTCTTCCTGGCCGCATCGGTGACGCTTGGATATATCACTTCATTCCCGTGCAGGTCCAGGCGAATAACGGGCCTTTTATGGGGCCGTCCATGATATTTTCGCCCAGCCTGTCCTGGTTTGACCGCAACAAGATTTCTCAGCTCACAATCCAGCTTGACGCCGTTTCGGTGTGTGATATGTAGTCCATCCCGCTTTGCCCGGCCTTCCCAAAAGGCATCATCCATTAGCCGCACAAGAGCCGCCTTGTACTGTTTCCCTTCCACTGTCCGCAGGTAGACCACCGCCCGGTTTCCGCTGATTCTTGCCCTGATATCGATCCACTGTTTTCCGTCCCACTTCTGGACCTGGGCCTCCTCGTTAATGCGGTAAGGGTATTGATAGCCATCGATTTTTCTCCAGGTCATACACTCACTCCCTCCAGCCCGGCACCGGAGAGAAGCTGCGGCTCCAGGAGCACCCTCCGCATGCTTTCTGACAGGTCCAACATGGATTTTCATGCATACGGCCTGCCCCCCGGCATGATCTCGACCTTGATGGCGCCCCCATCCCAGAACTCATGCGACACCATCTTGACCCATTTCCGGTTATCATCTGGTAATATGTAGCCTTTCATTGCGTCCAGAAACGCTTTCCCTAAAACCGCATGATTATCGCAGTCCAGGCCGTCATCCCAATAAAATCTCACCTTCACCGGTCTGTCTAGCATCCTGTTCCTGATCCCAGCTTTATGCATAGCTGCTCGGGCGATCATGTGGAGCTCTTCGGCATCCTTCCGCCGCTTCTGTGGATGCTTGCCCGCATAATAGGCGTTCAGTCCAAATCTTCGGTTCCATTCTGACTTCCCTTTTTTGGTCGTTGGGTAGTTAATAATAAAGCTCAGCATTTCCCAGCCTCCAGGCTCTTTTGTTCTGTCATCGACCCTATCATGGCCTTGATATCCGGCGGGAGCGCATCATACTCCCGGTCTGCCGCCCGTCTGGCTCTGTAACTGCGCTGGAAATTTGATGCAATTACGGTCGAAAACGTGTTTTCATCCGTCTTTGCCCAATCGACCAGGACAGATGGGTCATTGACACATCTCTGGATGTCGTTCGGGAGCGACCGATATGCCTTTTCCGGGTCGTTCCAGTCCAGCTTGCGAACGGCCTTTGCAACGATCGCCCAAGCTTCTCCTTCGGTCCGCTCCTGTGGAGCGGTGATCTGTCTGACTTTTGCCTTGACGGTCCCAATGCTAGGCGGAAAATTTCCAGGGTCAGAGACGATCAGCGCCTTTATTGCAGCGGCCACGACCGCCGCATCATCGTCCGCAAACATGCTTGACCACAAGATCAGTGCCTTTTGAGGATCAGGCGCATTTTTCCCGTTGTAAAACTGCGGATATGCGATAGTCAGGATATCCATGATCTGTGCGGTCTCCTGTAGCGTCATGTCTGGCCCTCCATTCCCGCTGCGATCTCAGCAAACGTCTTTTTTCGAGTATTCTCTGCCTGCGCTTGCTTAGGATAGACTGACTGCCAGCAGTGCAGGACCGCCTCGTTGAGAAGTTCGATGCGCTCATAGCCTGACGCCGCATCATCCAGCTTCGTGCATAGCTGCCGCTTTGCCCGGTCTGTCATGGGACGCTTTATGCTTTTCCGCATCTGCTCAAAGTCCCGAAGCGCAGCCAAAAGCTCTCTGTTCTCCCCAGCATACTCGGCAAACACATCCCCGCCCCCCTTGGGGGGGCTTGGGGGGGTATTATTCTCCTTCTCCTTCTTTTTCTCCTTCTCCTTCTCTTTGGCATTTTCGGAATTGCCGGACATGCCGTTGCATGCTATGGCATCCCACCGCTTTCTCGCTTTTTTTGCTTGGGCGGCGGAATACTCATCATAGGACTTCTTATCCCGGTCTATCTGAGACCTGAAGGCTGGAAACAGATATCGCTCATTCCCACTGAGCTGCGGCACTTCTCCCGTCTTACTGTATAATAGGCAAGCCGTAAAAAGTCGCCCCTTCTCAGCGTCTGTGAGGGCTTCCATTACCTCCAGGTAGCTGTGATAGGCCGGGAAATATTCCCTTGCCATCGTATTTCACCCCCTTAGAACGGGAGTTTTCCATCCTGATCTGTAAGCTCAGCAAACTGCTCATGCTCATCATTTCCATATTGAGCATCGGACCCAGGATCTCGTTTGGAGTCCCCGAAGTAGACATTGTTTGCAATGACCTCAGCACTCCGGCGTTTGTTGCCGTCCTTGTCCGTCCAGTCACGGAGCTGAAGGCGGCCATCTACCACGGCCATGCGGCCTTTTGTGAAGTAGCGGCTGACAAACTCGCCGGTCTGCCGCCAGGCTACCACATCAATAAAATCGGTAGTGCAGTCTCCAGTAGCCTTGTCCTTAAAATCCCGGTCCACCGCCAGAGTGAAGGAGGCCACAGACGTTCCGGTCTGGGTGTGCCGGAGCTCTGGATCTCGGGTCAAACGTCCCATAATAGTGATATGGTTAAGCATTTCTATTCTCCAATCTGTATTCGGCATAGCTGACACTATCGCCATACCTGTTTTTTCCTGATACCATACGGCGGGAGATAGGATGTCCAGCATGACGCAGGTCCCAGATACGGGCCCCCAGGCGGTAGCATCCAAGGTCCTGAATGGCCTGCATGGGGTTGATGGTCCCAAAGTCCTCCATATAGTGCAGCACTCGCTCACACTGTGTCAGTCCCATTTTTTGTACCTCACCTTCTCCTCGCTCCAGTCAGGGTAAAATCCTTTGAGGTAGTCGATGATATAAGTACGGATGTCCTCCCGGCTGTTAAATCCCAACGGGCGAAGCCGGTCCATAAACAGTCCTTCATCAAAAGCATAGTGACATTTATCACAGAGGGTGACGATGTTCTCCTCGACCCCCATTCCGCCCTGAGATCTGCGCACCACATGACAGTGGGGACCGCCAGGAGCACCGCAGAGGATACAGGTTGCCGGGCCGTGGGTACAGTCTCTTTTGGCCACAGTATCCGTTACCTTCGCAGATATGGATGTTGCCCTAGTCTGACGATGCATGTCCCCACTCCTCCTTCATAGCCGCAAGCTTTTCTGGCGGCAATGTCTCAATTCCAAGGTCTTTGCAGTGCTGCACGATGCTGTCAATGAGTCTGGACATCTGCTTTGTGTTATAGGTAGAGGAACCATAGTAGGCCCTCACCACCACCCGGTCTCCGTCTCGGCCATAGTCTACCTGTTCTGTGGGCCATCCAGTGCCAAGCTTCTCCCATGCCACTCGGAAAGTCTTTGCTTCATCCTCGGTCAATGAAAAGTCCTTATATGGACCAACTTCCCGAACCTTCTGGAGATAGATTTCCTCCTTCGTGGAGCGGATAGCGTCCGCCAGCTTGTCCAAAAGGACCCAACAGTAGGCATTAGCATCCAGGCTCCGCTTTTCCCGGTGCTCCTTGATCTCGCAGTCATAGAGACGATTTTGCTTGTCCAGGATGAAGGTTCTGGCTAAAACCGGCTCATTGACTTTTATACAGAGCCATACCCCGCCGTCCATCTGTATCTTGGCATCTTGAAATGTAAGATTCATTTACTTGCCGCCTTTTCAGCCGAAAAAGCTTTCTTTTGGCACGCCGGACATAAGGGACGCCCAAATCTTCCGGTGGAGTATGTCACGATCTCTTGTGCAGGCCAATCGCTTCCATCTCGTTTCAAAGTCCCAAATATGGTTTGTCCACAGTCAGAGCAAAGCGTCCCATGGTGTGATTCATTCCCTCTTCTGGTCCGCTCAGTATATTCGTCCGTGTCCGCATCCTTGGTATCGTCAATACAGAACAGACCATTCAGAGCGTATTTTCTAGCATAGCTGGATGCGGTTCCGGTAATCTGAGCCTCATCCATTCCCTTCTTCTCAAACGCTTCACGGGCGTATGCGCTGTTTTTAATGGCTGCTTCGCTGTCTGTATCCCTAAGTGTTGCGGTAGCGCAGATATAATACCGGTCGCCTATATTCATCAAATCGTCTCCGACCGTGAGGACAAGCCCATATTTCTTCAACAGTGGTTTTACTGCTTCCAGAATATCCTCACAAGAGCGGTATTTATAGCCACCAAATTTATTTGTCTGTCCTTTAGGCGCTTTCAGCTCTGATTGCAGAGCCAAAACTCGTAAAATAAAGCTCTCCATATCTTCCTCCTAATTCAGCCATTCCCGGTAGTCCGGTCCGTTCATTTCAATGTATTCCTCTAAGATATCCGGGTATCCAAGGCGAAGCCATCTGATAAGGAGATCGGGTCTCTCATTGATAAACTGCTCCCGATTCTCTGGGCTGTCTTGATTCTCTGAGTTCACATATTCTGGATATCCCGTCCGCATGGCAGCGGTGATGTCTGGATGTTCGATGTTCTCCATTTCATCACCCCATGACCCAAAAGGCAAATGCCATACCGCCCCAGAAGGTCAGGCAGAGCATTGCTCCTATTCCGATCATCCACCGGACCTCTCGGGCCCTCTGGCGGCGCTCTTCTCGTGTTCTCATTCTTCTGTTTTCTCCTTTTCAGTGCTAATACGGATTTTTGCCATGTCAATAGCCAACATATAGACCTTTGCATGGTCGTTATCCCCATGAGTCTTACGGACCTTCTTCGCAAACTCATCAAGATTTCCAAAGAAGCAGCCGCAGGTAACCCGAACAACTCCATCCGTACACCGGAAAAATGTTGCTGTATCGTTTCGAGAGCCAACAGCCCCGATCCAAAATATAGAACCAATTTTTGACACCTCGGCGTTGCCGGACACCCTGGCGTTGCCGTACACCTCGGCGCTGCCGGACACCTCGGCGCTGCCGTACACCCTGGCGTTGCCGGACACCTCGGCGCTGCCGGACACCCTGGCGTTGCCGTACACCTCTGCGTTGCCGGACACCCTGGCGCTGCCGTACACCTCGGCGTTGCCGGACACCTCTGCGTTGCCGTACACCCTGGCGTTGCCGGACACCCAGGCGTTTCCATTTTGGCTTAGGTTTTTCTCGCTTTCCAAAAAACCTCCTAAATCTCCAGCGGAAACATAGCCAAACGAGGAAAGCGCCTTGATGCGATATAAGATGTGTCCAAAAACGATTTTCGTCTCAGAGGTAAGCTCATATTTCTTCATTTCTTCCTTCTCCTATCCCATATGTCCCAAATTATCAGCGCCATTGCTACAATAATGCAGGCGTATGCGCCCACGAGCATCCAATCACGCAAGCTGTTTCCCTCCCAATGTCATCAAATAAAACCACTGCTCCTGAGTGAGACGAACCTCCTGCTCGTCCAGGAGCTTTGCGATAGAGCCATCGCCACAGCCGATCTCATGGGCAAGGCCCCTTTGTGAGAGCCGGTGCCGCTCCATAGCTCGCTGGGTGATGCGGCGGATGGTCTCATTCGGCGTCATCGTCACGCCTCCCCATATACCGGATCAGCTCATCAAACGTCATGCCATAGGCCGCCCGGGTCAAGCGGTCCATCAGAAGCTTAGTGTTGCTGGCCTGACGCTCAAGGTCTTTTATTGTACTTTTCTCATCCATATTCTTTCTCCTTCCTCTTGACAGGCTCGAAAGAACATGGTACATTTGTTCTATCAAGCCTGACTGCCGCTTTCAATCAGGTTTGCTAGCCTCGGTCGGCGGTGGTGCGCTGGCCGGGGCGCTTTTATTTAGCTCTGATTGGTTACTACGGTATCAGCGCCTTGCACCTCAACCCATCCATGCTTCAATCGAGCTTCAGCCTCTTTCATCTGAATTAGCTCCGGTGTGATAGACTGAGCAATAATTCGGTTTGCGTCAGCCTCGGCCTGAGCCTCGATCACCTTGACTTGCGCCTCAGATTCGGCCACTACCTTGTCTGTCTCTGCCTGGGCTTTGGCTGTCTGTTTCTCTAGTTCTGCGATTTCTGCGTCCTGCTTAGCCTGCTCCTTAGCCTGTACCTTTTGCTGGAGAGTCTCGTCGAGCTGAACATCAATCACTAAAGCGCTGGAGACGTTAATACCATATTCCTCAGTAAGGCGCTCGTTGAGATATGTAGTAATGGCCTCGTTGACCTCACTCTTTTTGTCGCTGTAAATATCCATGACTGTAAACTGTGGAGTAACTTCTTTTACATATGCAATGATGCTGTTTTGGACTCGGCTTTCTACAATGGTTTCGCCAGACATACCGTTAAACTGTTTGTACACATCTACTACTCGATCCGGGAGAAAATTGTAATTGACAGTCATGTTGATTTTCACCATTCCGCCGTTAGCAGGAGCATCGATGGACCAGTCTGCGTGCTCCTTTTCGTTGTAATCTCCCGGATTGTTGCTTAGGACAAGCTGCTGCTGGGAGATGGGGAATTGTTTGACCGACTTGAAAGGACTCATAAAGTGCCACCCTTGGGAGAGTGTCTGGTCCTCCACGCCATTGGCGCTATAAACAACGCCCACATTGCCAACGGCGACACGTTCAAGGCACAGGATCATAAATATCGCACAGATAATAGCGCAGATTACAGCGCCCACAACCGCAAATACTTTCTTCATGTTTTCCTCCTATTTTCTGAAAATGAAAAACCAAAAGAATAAAAAGAATATTGATGCCACTACAATAAATGTTGAAATAATTGGTAACATATCATCCTCCTAGTTGCCCTCTCCCGTGTGCCACCACGGGCGGGGGCATCCTTATATCATCCCACGGCTCTGTACGATTGCCTTAGCCACAAGATCTGTTTCATAGCCTCGCTTTCTTGCTCCAAGGCGGACGGCTGGAACATCGTGTTCTTGGGCCCATCGGTCCCCGCTGGATGGCTTTGGGTAATAGCCCATCTCTCGAGCAACGTCTACGGGGGACATGATCCCGCCGTGTCTCTCATACAGTAGCCGACGCTTTTCAGCTATCTCTTTGCCCAGCGCACTTTCTGTTCGCTGGGTCTCTCTTCTTTGCATGGCTCCTCCTTTCTGCCGCAGATGCGGCGTTTTGGTTGTCCGCCTCCCCCTTCTGTGATAAAATATAAGTGGTTAGGAGGGAGGTGAGAAAATGTCTGACTTTAATACTTTCCCCAGTGCTCCTGTTGAGGCAATCGCATATCTTTATGTCCAAACACAAGATTTAACTGGGAAAACACCCGTTCAGATCTATGAAATGTATCTTGATGCCTATTATCAGATACTGAAAGA